CTGCAGGACTATTTCCTCAAATAGTAACGTTTGCAGAAAAACGTGAATACGAAATTGAAATACTAGAATCAGATTATGGTAATCCTAATGAAGGTAATAAAATAAATCCTGAATTTATGATGAAGTTTGTAGATGCTTTAAAGTTACCATTTAAAATAAGAGATTATCAGTTTGATGCAGTGTGTACTGGAATACAAAGAAAAAATGCTATATTGTTATCGCCGACTGGTTCTGGCAAATCACTTATAATATATGTTTTAATGCGTTATCTTATATCGTCGTTCGAACAAGATGTTCTTGTGATAGTGCCGACTACATCATTAGTTGAGCAAATGTATAATGATTTTAAAACTTATGGTTATGACGTTGAAAAATATTGCCATAGGATATATTCAGGTAAAGATAAAAATACAACTAAGAGAATCATAATAAGCACATGGCAATCAATATATAGATTTCAACCAGATTGGTTTAGTAGATTTGGAACAGTATTTGGAGATGAATGTCATGGATTTAAATCTAAATCGCTTACCACTATAATGAATAAATGCGTAGAAGCTGAATACAGATTTGGAACAACCGGCACGTTAGACGGAGCACTAACACATGAATTAGTATTACAAGGATTATTTGGTAAAGTATATAGAGTTACTAGTACACGCGAATTACAAGATAACGATACACTTGCAAAGCTTTCCATAAGAAGAATAGTATTAGATCATAACGAAGAAATTAAAAAGAATTTTGGCAAAAAAACATATCAAGAAGAAATTGAATTTATAGTTACAAATGTCAAACGAAATACTTTTATAAAAAACTTAACTTTAGATTTAAAAGGCAATACATTAGTTTTATATAACTATGTAGAAAAACACGGAAAGCCTCTTTACAATATGATTAAAGATGAAGCCGCAGAAAATCGCAAGATCTTTTTTGTATCAGGAGAAACTGCAGCTACAGATCGAGAAGCTATAAGAGGAATAGTAGAAAAACAAAAAAATTCTATTACAGTTGCATCACTTGGTACATTTAGTACGGGTATAAATATTAGGAACCTACATAATATTGTCTTTGCATCTCCATCTAAATCACAAATAAGAGTTTTACAAAGTATAGGAAGAGGTTTAAGAAAGACAGATGATGGAATAAATACAACACTTTACGATATCATCGATGACATAATTTGGAAGTCACGAAAAAACTTTGGTATATTGCATGCTGACGAGAGACTAAGAATTTACGGAAGAGAAAAATTTAACCACAAGACTTATAGAGTGAGTTTATGAATATAAAACAATTTAAGTTAACAAATAATGAAGAGATAATATGTGAAGTTGTGGAATGGAATACTGGCGATGACGCTGGTGATGTTCTAGTAAAAAAAGCTTTTAGAGTTATAACTGTTGAAGATTACCAAAGAGGTTGGAGGTTCTTTGCTTTTAGACCTTGGATGTCTTTTCAAGACGATCCATCTTCAATGCAAACAATTAATTCATCACATATAATAGTTACTACCAATCCATCAAAAAATATATTAAAACATTATAAAACATGTTTAACTAGTGTAGCTAAAGATTTAAAATCAAATAAATCAAGTGGAAAGAAAATATACGCTAACTTTGATGAAATACAAAATGAAATAAGAGATTTAACTGATGAAGAGATGGATGACTTTTTAGAAAATAAGTACGGTGCGGTTGAAGAAGATAGCCAAGTTCCAGATTCAAGTGATGGCAAGATTATTAAATTCAAACCCCGTGATACTTTTCATTAAAGTATATCCCCTTCTCCCCGTATACTCTTTTATTATACCATACTTTTTAACAAATGTACACCATTATATTTTCAGCTAAGAGAGAAATTTAACAGTGTACTTTTAATAAAAACTGGTGTATAATAATACTATAAAATAAAGGTTTAAACAATGGCACGTAAAAAAAGTATACATTATGTCAACAACTCTGATTTTAGTACAGCTGTAGTTGAATATGTTAAAACAGTAGATCATGCTAGAAAAACAGATATCAACATTCCAACAGTACCAGATTATGTAGCTCAATGCTTTCTTAAAATAGCAGAAGGATTATCTCATAAAGGAAACTTTATAAGATATACATACAGAGAAGAAATGGTAATGGACGCAGTTGAAAATTGTTTAAAGGCAATAAGTAATTACAATTTAGAAGCAGCCACTAGAACTGGTAAACCAAACGCATTTGCATATTTTACACAGATAACATGGTATGCTTTTTTAAGAAGAATAGCAAAAGAAAAAAAACAACAAGAAATTAAAATGAAATATTTAACTAAATCTGGTTTAGATACTTTTGTTGATGTTGGTACTGAAGAAGTAGCAGCTTCGACTGCATTACATTTTGTAGATACATTAAAAGATAGAATTGCAAGAGTACGTAATACAGACAGTGAAGTAAAAGAAATAGTTAAAAAAGAAAAAAAGAAACGTAAATCAAAATTAGCAGATTCTGATTTAAGCGAGTTTATGCAGTGAAGGTAGGTATTACAGCATCTACATTTGATTTATTACACGCAGGCCATGTTGAAATGCTAAGAGAAGCAAAAGAACAATGTGATTATTTAATTTGTGCTTTACAGATTGATCCTTCAATTGACAGAGCAGAAAAAAATAAACCTGTACAAAGCATAGTTGAAAGATATACACAACTAGCAGCTGTTAAGTTTGTAAATGAAGTTATTCCATATATGTATGAATGTGATCTTGTTGATATTTTATCAATGAGAAGTATTGATGTACGTATATTAGGTGAAGAATATAGAGAAAAAGACTTTACTGGTAGAGATATTTGTAAAGCACGTGATATAGAATTGTACTTTAATAAACGAGAACATAGATTTAGTACAAGTGATTTAAGAAAGAGAATAACAAATGAAAATAGCAATATTATGTGACACCCATTGCGGTATTAGAAACTCTTCAGAAGTTTTTTTAGATAACGCAGAAGATTTTTATACAAATATATTTTTTCCAGAATGTCAAAAGCAAGGAATAACTCAGATATTACATTTAGGTGATTATTATGATCATCGTAAGTTTGTAAACTTTAAAGCGCTTAATCAAAATCGTAGAGTATTTTTAGACCAATTAAGAAAAAATAATATGATGATGGATATTATACCTGGTAACCATGACACATATTATAAAAATACAAATGAACTTAATTCATTAAAAGAATGTTTAGGACATTACATGAATGAAATTCATATTGTTATGGAACCAACAGTTATGCAATACGGTTCTTTAAGTATGGGTTTACTGCCGTGGATATGCGCAGATAATTATGATCAATCTATGAACTTCATAAGAGATTGTAAAGCTGATTGGCTGGGCGCGCATCTTGAATTATCTAACTTTGAAATTGGTAGAGGAATAATGGCGCATAGCGGTATGGATCCTAAGCTATTTCAAAAGTTTGAACAAGTTTTATCGGGTCATTATCATACAGCATCTAGAAGAGATAATATTTGGTACTTAGGTAATCCTATGGAGTTCTTTTGGTCAGATGCACATGATCCTAAGTATTTTCATATACTTGATACTGAAACAAGACAAATAGAAAAAATAAAAAATACTTACACTTTATTTGAAAAAATTGTGTACAATGACAAAGAAATGGATTATAATAACTATAATAAAAACTTATCTAAAAAGTTTGTTAAAGTTGTTGTGGCTGAAAAGACAGATCCATTTACATTTGATAGATTTATTGATAACATTCAAAACCAAGATATTTATGAATTAAAGATAGCTGAAAACTTTAATGAATTTATGGGTGAGAATGTTGAAGATAACAATATAAGTTTTGAAGATACTACTGAAGTTGTTGACACTTACATTGAAGCAGTTGATACAGATTTAGATAAAAATAAAATTAAGGTTCAAATGAGAGAATTAATGACAGAAGCACAGGCACTTGAAATAGCATGATAATTTTTAAATCTATTAAGTATAAAAACTTTTTATCTTCTGGTAATTACTTTACAGAAATACCTTTAGATAAAAACAAATCTACTCTTGTAGTTGGCCAAAATGGTGCAGGTAAATCTACAATGCTTGATGCTATATCATTTGCATTATTTGGTAAACCACATCGTAGAATAAGTAAAAGCCAACTTGTAAATTCTATTAATCAAAAACAAGCAATGGTAGAAATAGAATTTACAGTAGGTAAAGCACAATTTAAAATTGTAAGAGGCATAAAGCCAAATGCATTTGAAATATGGAAAGATGGTAATATGATTAACCAATCTTCCCATTCATTAGAATACCAAAAGATCCTCGAACAAAACATTCTAAAACTTAATCATAAAAGTTTTCACCAAGTAGTTGTACTGGGTTCCTCCTCTTTTATCCCTTTTATGCAACTTAATGCTGGCAATCGTAGGAATGTTATAGAGGATCTTTTGGATATTAATATTTTTTCTAAGATGAATATAATATTACGAGAAAGAAATTCTGTATTAAAAGAAAATATTAATCAAATAAACAATGATACGAATATAATTAAAAGTAAAATAGAACAACAATCAAAATATATTCGTGACATTGCTGCTTTAACTCAAGAAAATAAAAACAAATATGAAAAACAAATTAAAATATCTCGAGCAAAAATTAATAAACTTCAAAACGAAAATAATCAATTAAGTCAAGAACTAGAAGCAAGCACTGCTAATGACGAATTAAAAGAATTACAAACTAGAAAAAATAAAATCATTAGTGAAATAGCAACTATAAAACAAGAAATGAAAGCAATTGCAAAGCGTGGTATGTTTTTAGAAAAAAATGATGAATGTCCAACATGTGATCAACCAATAGCAAATAAAGATAAACTTTTACTTGACACTAAAACAGAAGCAAAGCAAGTACAATCTTCTTTAACTGCAGTAGAAACTAATAGCACTTCTGTTGACACTGAAATTTCTTTATTAGAAACAATAATCGCAAAGATAAGAGAAAAAACTAATAACATTAACGCTAATAATAGAGAAATAGTTTCATTAAACCAAAGTAACGACGAATTACAAAAGTATTTAGAAAGTGAAGTATCTGCTGATTTAACTGGTGCTAGAGAAGATTTACAGCAAATGACTAATGATAAAGAAAGTTTATTTGAAGAAAAACTCAAGCTCAACGAGCAATTTGGTTATAACGGTATTATTGCTGAAATGTTAAGAGATACTGGTATTAAAACAAAAATTATAAAACAGTATCTTCCAACAATTAACAAACTTGTTAATCAATATCTCCAAACTCTGGACTTCTTCGTATCTTTCAACTTAGATGAAAATTTTAATGAAACAATAAGATCAAGACACAGAGATGATTTTACTTATGATTCATTTAGTGAAGGCGAAAAGCAAAGAATAGATTTATCATTATTGTTTACGTGGAGACAAATTGCTAAAATGAAAAACTCAGTAGCAACTAACCTATTAGTTCTTGATGAAACATTTGATTCTTCACTAGATCACGATGGTATTGAAAACTTGCTTAAAATATTACACACATTAGATGCTGATAGTAATACTTTTATTATATCGCACAAAGGAGATATACTTGATGGTAAGTTTGAATCCAAGATTGAGTTTATAAAAGATCGAAATTTTTCTAAGATAAAAAATTAAATGAAATTAACTGTGTACATTTATATAAAACTATGGTATAATACTATTATAAAATCAAAAAGGAAGGTTATTAATTATGGAATTAAGTGAAAGCACTTTACAAGTTTTAAGAAACTTTTCAGGCATTAATCAAAATTTATTGATTAAATCTGGATCGAATATTAAAACAATAAGTGAAGCAAGAAACGTGGTGGCAACTGCCGATGTCACTGAAAGTTTTGAAAAAGATTTCGGCATATACGATTTAAATGAATTTATTGGAGTAATGGGTTTAGTCGACACTCCATCATTAAAATTTGATGAAGACTTTGTTACTGTTTCAGATTCATCAGGCAGATCTAAAGTAAAGTATTTTTATGCCGCTGAAGAAACATTAACAACACCCACTAAAGACGTTACTATGCCTGAGGCTGATGTCAAGTTTGTACTAGATAATGATACACTTAACAAACTAAAAAAAGCTGCATCAACATTAGGTCATAGTGAAGTGTCAATAAGAGCAAAAGATGGCATATTAAGTTTGTCAGTTGTTGAAAACCAAAATGCAACATCAAATGCTTTTTCTATTGATATAGACGGCGAGTTTAAACAGGACGCTGTTTTTAACTTTATTATAAGTATTTCTAATCTTAAAATCCTACCAGGTGATTATGAAGTAGAAATATCTTCTAAACTAATAACGCAATTTAAAAATAAAGAAGTACCTTTAAAATATTGGATTGCGCTTGAAAAAACATCAACTTACGGAGTGTGACATGTCAGAAAATTTAAACCAACTAAAAGACCTTGCTAATAAAGCAAGTAGAAGTACTGTAGCAGTAATAGATGCTGTTACTCAAAGAGGCGGATTCAAAGGCGAAGAGCTTTCTACTATTGGTAGCTTAAGAGACCAATGTATTCAAATCATTCAAATTAGTGAAGCTCTTCAGCAAGAAGACGCTATGAGTGATAGTAGCCCTGCAGCAGAACCTGCAAATGACAAGCCAAAGAAATAATGAGTA